CATCTCACCTATCACTGCACCGGCCAGCACGCCCAACTGCTCCATGGTGTTGTTCGGCCAGGTGCCAGCGCGCGCCATCTCCAGCGCCAGTTCTGTCCGCCGCACCTCTTTACGCTGGACGTCCGTAACGGCGCCGCCACCCCACCCCATGCTCGCCTTGGCGATGCCGAACTCGGTCCTGGCCGTGCTGAGCGCGAATTGCTGGCGGTTGAACTCGGGCGCGACCAGCCCGATCACCCCTTGGCGCAGGTAGTCCCGGCGGCGTGCAGCACTCTCCGGCCACCACAGTGCCTCCAGCAGCTCCCGGCCCAATCCGTCCTGGACGTAGGCGAGTGCCGCTGCAATGTCCTGCGTGGTCAGGTCGGGGGTGCCGCCCCGGCCCGTGTCGAATTTAACGGTTGTCGGCCCCATCCGGCTGGACAGCAGCTCACGTACGTTCCCCATGCCCCTACCCCTTATGCTTTCGTCGATTGATTTCTCGGCGCAGCGCGCGTGCCCGCCGCAGTGCCTGCTCTGCCTCGCGGCGGCTGGCGGGGGCTGTCCACGCCCTCGTCCATCGCATCGCGGCTATGTCTTGCTGGATGCTGCTCAGCAGCGCCAGCGCCTTGTCGTCGTAGCGGGTCAGGTCCATCCGTCCAGCTTGCAGCCATCGCGTCGCACCGACCGCGACCGTTTCCCCTATGCAGCCTGTTCCCAGAACGCGGTCAGTCGCTCCACCTTCCCGCCCCTTGCCTCGAACTGCTCAACCGTCTCGCCCTGAGCCGATGGATTCACCTTTGCCGGGGTGGGCGTATTGGCTGCCTGCATCCCCACTCGGGCGGCGCGGGTGCTTGGCCCGCCCTTTCCCCTGCGCCGAGCGTTCCGAACCGGGTTCCGCTCCCTGCGCTCATCCTCCGAAAGCCCGGGCCTGGTCATGCCCCTCCCGCTGACCTGGTAGCCGGTGCCGAACGGACCCGTCACCACGATCAGGTAGCCCGCGTTGGCAAGATCCCGCACAGAGTTGTAGGTCGCCTTTCGCTCCTTGCCTGGGGTTGCATCGATCCACCCGTAAAGCTCGTGCAGGTGGAACGGCGCCGGGCACTGACGCTTGTCCAGCAGCGCCCGGATAAAGGGCGCGTTGATCTTCCGGGTGTTCTCTGTGGTCATGCTGCCTGCCTGATTTCGTTGATGTAGGTCTGTTGAGCGATCAGCTCGTCATCGGTGCCGTATGTCTCGTGGAAGGTCCGCGAGCCATCCATCAGGCTCGGGCCCCACTTCTCGCGCATCTGGGCGAAGGTGTTGTTGCCGAAGGGGTGTCGACGGTGGTGCCAGACGCACAGGCAGAAGCCGAACCAGTGCCCGCGCCGAATGTTTCCGGACTTGGTGTGCTGGTAGTCCCCTCCGACGAACACCTGCTCAATGTCCAGTAGCCCTTGGACCACCAGCGACAGGCATGCCATGCACGGGCCCACCTTGGACGCCTCGATGCGGGCGCCCTCGGCGGCGGTCGGCGGCGGTGCCTTGGACCACATCAGGCCCGCGCCAGTTCGTGGTCGCGAGGGACGGTGAACCCTGCAGCGCGCGCATGCCCACCACCGCCGTACAGCTTGGCCACCTCGCTGACGTCCACTCCCCGGTCGGTCGAGCGCAGGCTGAACACCCGGCCGCCGTCCTTGTCGTAGTAGCAGGCGGCGAACGGCTGGCCCTTCGCCATCAGGTGGCCGGCGTCGCTGGCCAGCGTGTACGGGAGGCTTGCCACCGGTACGTGGTAGTGGCCGATCACCATCTGGCGCTTGGCCACCCTCACCAGCTCCGCCACGTCCTTGTGGTGCTTGCGCTCGATCGCCACGCCCTGGGCCCGCAGCGTCTCCGTCGGCGTCTCCATCAGCAAATCCCACACATCGAACTCGTAGGGGTAGCTGAAGACCGCCGCTTGGATCTCGCGCGTGCCTGGCAGCGCGAAGCGCCACAGGTCACGGTCTTCCACGTGGTTGATCAGAGCCGGCCTGGCTTGGCCGGGGTGGAAGAAGTCCCACGCGATGCCGGCCCCACTGCGGTTCATGTCGAACAGCGCGTAGATCACTGCATGCGGGATATCGGAGTACGCCCTATCCTTCGCAGAGAAGTCCTGCACTCGGCGCCAGTCCCAGCTGATGCTGGTGTGCTGATCGATACGGGCCACCCACCCAGCTCTACCCTTCAGGGCCTCTTCCGACGTCTTGTGGTGGTCGAGAACCAGAATCGACCGGGCGACCTGCTGCAGGTCGAGCATCACCTGCTGGGGGTAGCAGAAGTCCACCAGCACCAGGTCGCGGCCGTCAGCTGGCGGTGGTGGGGCGCCATGCACAGCGGCGTGGAACTCGCAGTCCATCGCCTGACGGACGGCCCATGCCGCGGTGAACCCGTCGGCGCAGTTTGCGTGGTAGATGACCAGCGGCTTCATGGCGCAGTTGCTCCTTTGGAATGGGTGGCCCGGCGCCGGCGCGGCGCTCGGTTGCATTTACGGGCCTCGGCCTCAAGGCGCTTCGCCTCGGCCAGGTAGTAGTCGTGCCGCGATTGGCGCTCGCTGGCGGTGAACTGCACGTCCCGCAGCGCTGTCTCGGCAGCGGCCCGGTACGCCTTTGCCAGCTTCATGAGCGCAGGACCCTGCAGGCGTGGGTCGTGGTGGAAAATGTCCAGCTGGTTGTTGTCCGAGCGCATCAGGCCGCCAGCCCTTCCTCATCGAAGCCGAGATCCGCCGCAGCGCGCGCCATGGCTGCGCGTGCGGCATCGCGGTCACGCACCGGGTTCACGACCGGCTGTACCGGCGGCAGGGCCAAGGCGGGCTCGGGGACCGGCTTGCCGTCGACCACATGCCGGACGGCCCGTTCGTAGGCGTCCTGCAGCAACCGGCTCTGCTGGTAGCCGTCCTCGGCGCTGGCGTAGTGGTGCAGGTCCAGGAACGACCGCACCAGCACGGTGAAGCCGCACTGCGCACGGCCCGGGCGCACTTCCTGCTGCACCTGAGCGAGCGCCGGCACGTCAAAGCACATGGCCCGGAAGCGCGGCGGGTTCGGCGGCCATTCCAGGGCGTCCCGCATGCAGGCCGACAGACCGGCGGCCAGCTTCTTGGGGCTCAGGCCGGTGATTGCTTGCAGCCAGACCTCCCCTGCCGTCGTCAGCGCCCCAGATTGCGCAACCGGCGCTGCGCCATTCGCTCGGGCCCACTTCGCCGGGAACATGGCCGCCATGCGCTCCCACAGGGTCCACAGCGCAGACATGGCGCGCGGGTCCGGTTCAACCGACGACGACGAACTCACCGTCGAGGATTCCTGCGCCGCCAGCGTGGCCACCAGCGCCATGCTGTCGCTGGTACTGATCTCGTTCGTACTGCTCCCGGAGCTGGGTGACGTGGTCGGCAGAACCGTGGTGAGGGGTCGCATGGGGCGCTCCGTTGGCGGGGTTGGCGATAGGGATCACAGGCAGGGCCAGGCCGGCGGCCATCGTCTGCCTCAGGGATTCGTTCATGTCGTGGCCGTTCTCGGCCAAGCCGAGCAGCGTGTTGCGTACCTGGAACCACGCCTGGATCGACAGCGGACGTCGGCAGGCACCGCGATGCCGGGTGAACCGGGCCAGCACCTCGCGGTCCAGACCAGTGGGCAGGCCGCCGAATCCGGCCAGCGCTGCGTCGATCTCCGACGTGGTCATCGAACCGTCGCCCGGCTCGTTCACACCGCCGCTGTGTGTGGGTTGCTGTTGGTTGCTTTTGATTGCTTTTGGTTCGGGTGCAATAGCTGTTGCACCCTTTTCGACGCTGGGTTGCACCCTTTTCTGCGCTGTTTTGCACCCTTTACGACTCTGGGTTGCACCCTTTTCAAAGGGTGCAGAATTTGCACCCTTCGAATCTGAGTCGGATGCATCACCGTCGTACGAGGTGGACAGCTCTTCACCCTTGATCCAACGCGGGCTGATCCGGTACTCGCGCGGGCGCCCGCCTGACTTGTAGCCGGGCTGCCGGCCGCCGCCAGCGTTCACCAGCTCCAGCCAGCCGCTCTGCTCCATCTTGCGGAGCTGGTACTGCACAGAGCGCTCCGACTGCCGCGACTTTGTCGCGAGGCTGGCGATCGACGGGAAGATGTGAGTGCCATCGTCATGGGCGTGGTCGGCCAGGGCCAGCGCCAGCAGCATTTCGCCGCCACCCGCCGGATACCTGTCGAACACCATGCCGGTCATTCGTGCTGCCATGTCAGATCACCAGCGCCAGGTTCTCGCCCGGGGCAACCGGCCACCAGGTGCACGCACTGCGGCCGCTGACCTGGCACGGCTTCTTCGGGCCACGCCACGCGCGGCCGTCTTCCAGCAGTTCAGGGAGGCGACGGGCCAGCATGTAGCGGTCGTGGCCGGTCGCCTTAGCCAGCTCCATGCTGGTCAGGCCCGGGTGCGCCTTGAGGGCGCCGGCGGCGCGGTCCTGCTGGGCGCTCTGCAGGCCGCTGGACACCACGTGCGCTGCGGCATCGTGGCTGGTGTCGATATCGGTGGCTCGGGCCAGGGCACTCATCGCGCCGCCCTCCCCGCCTTGCCCTTGCCTGCAGCGCGCGCCACGTTGCGCTCAAGGCGGTGCGCCATGGTCCGCAGCGCGCGAATCTCGCTGATCATCAGCCCGGCCTCGGCACTGGTGATCCTTGAATCTGCCAACGCGTCCACCGCGGCGCCAGACAGGTTGCCCACCCGGCTGGTGATCTCCAACAGCTTCATCTGGATGGCGGTCATTTCGTTGGGCCAGCCGCCCTCCGGCGCCGGCGGCACGACGTCGACAGACATACCGAACTGGCTGGCCAGTGCCTGCATCCACTCCAGTGCGTAATCGCTGCCACCCGCCTTCTGCTGCATCCACTCCGTCAGCAGCTCGGCAATTTCTATGGTCACCGACTCACCCTCGGTGCCGTTGAGCTTCGCCCGCAGCGTCTCCGGGTGCATGGACTTGCCGCGGCGATCGGTCAGCCATTTGGCGGCCTCGATCACACCGCCCGGCGTCTTGCGCACCGCGTTGTAGAGGCAGTCGAGCCAGTTAATCGAGGAAGTACGGCAGGTCATGGGTCACCTTGGGAAGACGGGTATATCAAGGTTTCGGGCTGGGCCCGGCTGGCGCACGATCAGCGCCATGGATGAATTCAGTTCAGGGATGAAGGCCAGGGACGGCCAGTTAGGCGGCGTGGACGCCGAGATCGATGCGGCCTGCGTCGGGGTCATCGGACCGGGTGTCCACTGGCGCAGGCACCTGCCCGCCGAGCAGCTGCAGAACCTGCGGGAGGGCTGGAACGCCCTGCTCTTCCGGCCAGGCCTCGACTTGCGCAACAGGCAGCTTCAGCACCTTGGCCAGATGCGCGTCTGTCTGCAGTCCCAACCTTGAACGCAGCGCGCGCTTGCTCATTCGGGTATCGACGAGGGCCGCTACCGTCTGCCGAACAGACTTGATTGGCATGGCTTCGAAGGCCTCCGGGCGCAGCAAGGCCAAGAACTGCCGGCGCGCCGACGGGATGCCGCTGGAGCGCCATTCGCTGACGGAGGGCGGCTTGATCTGGCAGATGCGCGCAACTTCTGTAGTTCCGCCGAGGCGGTCGATGATCTCGGAGTCGGTGGGCTTGTCCATGCAGCAAAGATTAGGACTAGCTAATTTTGAAGTCAATAGCCAGTCCTAATCCAACAATCGTTAGCCTTGCCTAATGAGCACACTCGCCGAAAGATTGACCATCGCGATCGCGAACGCCGGAATCACCAAGGCCGAACTGGCCCGGCGCGTTGGGATAAGCGCGCCCAGCGTGAACGGATGGTTCACTGGGAAAGCAAAGTTCCTTCGGGGCGAAAACCTTCTGGCGGCAGCCAGAGCCCTGTCAGTAGACGAGGACTGGTTGGCCACGGGCAAAGGCTCTTCGGTTCGGGGCTTCCATGCCGCCGAACAAGCTGCCGACCACCATGTCTCACCAGTCTTAGAGACTGAGACCCGTCCGGGCTATGTTCGCTTCGACGTTTTCGAAGGGGGCGCAGGGATGGGGGCAGGATTGGTGAACCAGGACTATCCCGAGGTAGTGCAGACGATCGAGGTAGCCGAGTGGGAGGTTCGCCGGAAGCTGGGATACCTGCCAAAGCCTGGTCGCATTCAACTGATCACCGGCCGTGGGCCATCGATGAAGCCCAAGCTGGAAGATGGGGACATCATCTGGATCGATACGAGCTGCAACTACTTCGATGGCGACGACTACTACCTGATCAACATAGGGGGCGAGACCCAGATCAAGATGTTGCAGAAACGCGGCGACGGCATGTACGTGGTGAGCATCAATCCTGATTTTCCCACCTACCGGTCTGAAGAAGGTGAGGTGAGCATCCTAGGCAAAGCTCTAATCCATGCCGGTTTGCGTCGCTTTTAAGCAAAAAAAAGCCCCGGCATCCGCTGGGGCTTTTGCCTTCAGACGCCCACCGCACGGATGGGGCCACCAGATCCGACCCTATTTCTGGGTCAGAGAAGCGATCACGTCTTTGTAGCTCGGATAGAACAGAGCCGCCACGAACTTCTCAGGCATCTTGAGTTGAGTAGCGATCTCTAGGTCGCTAATCAGGCCAGCTTCACGCTGACGTCCGTATTCAACACGATCTTCCTCGCGGCACATGAGGGCAACTGCCATCCACATGCACGCAAATTCCGAGTCAATCTGATTGTTGAAGTTGATCTTCTCTGCGTGGATCCCAACGAGCAGTTCTTCGAGCTCAGCTTCGTTGTTCGTCGAACGCAGCGGATCGTCCAGCAGGTGCAGAAGCTCCTTGATCTGAACGTAACGCGACCAGCATTCATTCAACTTGTTGGAAAGGACGACAACCGCAGCACCGGGAGGCGCGTTAAAGAAGAGCGTGTCTTCGTTCCGCGGAGAAATATAGTAGCCGAGCATCAGCTCGGCTCGCAGATCCAGCGACACAACCATCACACTCCGGGGCGTGAGCTCCCGGAGCTTGCGACGGATGTCAGTTGGGTCAACTTGAAGCCCGAGTCCTTGGCGAAATTCGTACAGTTCCTTGAAGTGCATTCGTGGTCACTCGCCCACGCCTGCAACAACCGTGAACTTGCCTGCCTTTAGTAGCTCCAGCGAGGCAACGAGCTCGGCGGAAACCTTTTCAGCGGAGGCTTCTCGGGAATAGCCTGGGAACATCTTGAAGTTCGACACCTTCATTCCCTGCTCCCCGAAAAGCAATTCTTTTGCTTTTTGAAGATTGGCGTTCATGACCTGCTCCATTTGAGACCCCTGATTTCAGTGCGTTAGAGACAGCTAAAGCCGCGAAAGCGGCTGTCCAAGTCACCAGGTTCGTAACGCTCCCGTGACGATGCAGCCATAGTAGTTTGTCAATTCACCGTTTACAACACGTTGTTGTTGACTTCCCGTAACGGGTCAGGCATGGGACAGCTATGAGTCTTCCAATTCGCCCCGAAATTCGCGGGCCGGATGAGCGCGCAGAATCGCTCGCTCGTACTTAAGATCGGCCAAGGGGGATGAAAGTTGCGTCGCAATTGGATGCCGGCGTCATCCTGTTCAGCTTCATCTAATCGTTAAATGAACGAGCGTCATGTTTGTTCAGTAAAAAGCAAATGGAAGTTAGCCAGTCCTATTGACTGAGTTGTTAGCTTCTCCTAACCTCGCTTCGTCGCCCCAGGAACAGCCCATCCGGGCCGGGGCACGGAGACTTCCATGGCCTGCTTCATCGTCAGCGCGCGCGCCCACCCAGTCGTGGAAGCCCGCCCCAGTACCGCCACCGTCGTCATCAAAGCCGGTGACGTCACCGTCAGCCTCTCCCCCGATGAGGCCACCCAGCTCTGCAAAGACCTCGCCCACGCCGCGATGGCGCTGAGCCGCACCGCCCGCGCGCGCCGCGGCATGGTCCCCGCCGGTGGCATCGAGATCGCCCTCGGCAACACCGACCTGGTCGAGGTGGCGGCATGAGCGCGCCCGCCAAATTCTCCGCGCTGTCCGTCCTGGACTCGGTCATCGCCGAGTACGAGTTCGAAGGCGAAGTCGTGGAAGCCCGCGCTGCCTTCGCCGAAGCCATCGGCGCACTGGAGCATGCGCGGTCCACGCTGGCCACCGCCCTCCGCCACGCCGCTCCCGACCTGTTCGAGACTGACGAGGACGTCAACGAACACCTGGCAATCAAGCGCATGGACGCGGCACTGGCGCGGGCCAAAGGCGGTGCGGCGTGAGCGTCACCACCTACGAACAGTTCGCCCGCGCCCAGTCCGTCCGCACCCAGGCTATCCGCAAGGGCTGGAACCACCACGAGTGCGTCGGCCAGCTGGTCCGCGCCGGCTACGACAAGGCCGTCCAGAACGACCTGGCCGAGCGCGCGCGCCGCCAGCGGTTCAGCGGCACCCCGGGGCCGGGAGGCAACGCCGCATGAATCTCGCTTCCTTCCTGGCGGGCGTGCTGGCCGGCGGCGGCATCGCCGCCATCGTCACCACCCTCTGGCTCGAGTACTTCAACGCCGCGCATTTCGAGCAGCTGCTGCAGCAGATCCGCAGCCAAGGCGGCGGTGCATGAGCCAGGCCACCGCCAAAGCCCCGACCGTGGCCGCCACCCTGCGCGCCATGCGCCGCGCTGGCGCCGCCGGTGAGCCAGTGCCGGCGGCGACCGTTGCCGAGTGGAACAACGCCCTGATGGGCCAGCTGTACGGCTTGCAGAAGGCCGTCCGCTACGAATGCCGCCCGCTGCACACGACGGAACCGTGGCTGGAAGCGCAGGAGGGCGACGTGCTGCAGGCCCGCAAGCGCGGCCTTGATGTGCGAGCGCTCTACCTGCACCCGCCAGTCCCCAAAGAGCAGCACCGCTGGCCGCCGGACAGCAACGGCGACGGGCACTGCCTGGACTGCGGCGAAACCGAATGGCTCGCAGGGCCGGCCTGCCGCCCGCATGCCCCGCTTCGCGACCACCGCTCTTCGATGCCCTTCCGAATCACCTGGATGCTCGAACCGCTCGAAAAGCTCCAGCACCTGACCAAGCACATGAACCCGCTCGACCGCGCCAAGTGGCGCAACGAAACGACCTACCTCATCGACCGCATCAAAGACCACGAGAAGGGAAGCCAGCCATGACGACCGACAAGAACAGCAGCCCGGTGACTGTGCCCATGTGGTGGGACGGCGGCGACCGCGCCATCACAGCGCGCGAGAAAGCCACCATCGAAGAGCATGGCCCCAGCTGCTACACCATCCCGCTGGTGCCGGTGCAGGCTGTGGACCCTGAGGACCCGTGGCGCGGCCTGTACCTGCCGGCCCGCATGCCGGCGCCTTCGGAGTATGGCGACCTGTTCCACCCGGATATCACCAGCTGGCCCGATGATCGCGAAGATGCGCTCGACAAGCTGGTCCATGCCCAAGGCTTCGACTTCCACATCGTTGCCGGTGACTTCACCGAAGCGGCTATGGAAGATGGCGATGAGCTGTACTGGCAGGAACTGCGCGCCTGGAACCCGGAAGCGCCCGAGGGTGAGTGGCGCCTGGCATGGAAGGGCGACACCGAAGACGGCCCCTATGCGTGGTTCGTTCGGCCGATGGCGCTGCGACCGGAACCGGTTGCCCCGCCTGCGCAGGGCATCGACCTGGGGCAGTTGGAGCGCATTCGCAACGAACTGCACGCGATGAGCGGTCAGGTTCCCGACGAGTGGATCGACCCCATCGTCGAATTGCAGCAGGACGTGCAGAAGCTCATCGACGGCCAGCGCGATGCAGCGCCGGGGGTGCGTATCAGCCAGGGCACGCACGATCCGTGCGGGGTGGGCAATGGCTAATACAACCATGCCTACGGCGCAATCCTTAGCCGCGAGGGAGCGCGCCAATGTGGATTTCGGCAGCGGCAACGCCGAGCTGGAGCGCGTCACCCTTGCTCAGGATTCGCCCGGCCTTCTTGGAAGGAATCGGCTGCCCATCGACCGTAACGCTGTACTCGTAGCCCCCCGCTCCGACCTCCATGACGGACACGACGAAAGCGTGGCCGGAAAGAGTTCCGCGGAGGGTCCGGCGCGAGGTGGTCGGTGTCATCGAGACGATTTGCTGAATTGGCGACCGCACTTTACGCCCTCCTCCTGTCGCGTGGAAGAGAGAGCGACTGAACGGGCAATCATCCCGCCCATCACCCTGGCCACCGTCAAGCCGCCGCGCAACCTGCGCACGAAGGTCCCCCCCGTCGCCGAATTTCGAGAGATGCCGTGATGCGCTACCTATCCCTCTTCTCAGGCATGGAGGCCGCGCATCTGGCTTGGGCCCCGCTCGGCTGGCAATGCGTCGGCGTCGCAGAGATCGAAGCGTCGGCCTGCGCTCTGCTGCGCCACCGCCTTCCCGACGTGCCGAATCTCGGCAGCGTCACCGATATCACCGACGAACATATCAAGGCACTCGGTGCCATCGACGTCGTGATCGGCGGCAGCCCCTGCCAGGACCTGTCCGTCGCTGGACGTCGCGCTGGCCTCGGCGGCGCGCGGTCCAGCCTGTTCCATCAGCAAATGAGGATCTTCAATGCAGCTCGACATTTTTGCGGGGCACGCTGGCTCGTCTGGGAGAACGTCCCGGGCGCCTTCAGCAGCAACCAGGGGCGAGACTTTGCTGTCGTGGTTGGTGCAATGGCAGGATCCGAGCTCCCTGTCCCCGCAGGTGGCTGGGGATCCGAAGGCGTTGCGTTGGGTGACAGCGGCCTCGTCGAATGGTCCGTGCTTGACGCGCAGTGGTTCGGAGTGGCGCAGCGACGCCGTCGCGTGTTCGCTGTCCTCGATACTGGAGACTGGGCCCATCGATCCCCGGTACTTCTTGAGCCCGACCGCCTGCGCGGGGATTCTGCGCCGCGCCGAGACCAGGGGGAAAGTGTTACCGGCACCCTTAGCGCGCGCACTCAAGGCGGCGGTGGGCTTGGAACGGACTTCGAATGCCAAGGCGGCCTAGTGGCTGGGACTCTCCAGAACAGCGGGCGGGCGGCCGGTAGCGTCACCCAGCAGGACGTTCACGCAGGGATGCTGGTCCCGGTTGCATTCGCCCAGAATCAACGGGACGAGGTGCGGCTGATGGAAGTTGCCGGAGCTCTGGCCGCCGAGCCCGGCATGAAGCAAACGACCTACCTCGCGTTCGATTGCAAGGCGGCAGGCGACACATCCTTCGCGATCGGTGACGTACCAGGCACCCTTCGCGCGCACCACGGTGGCGGACATGCAGCTGTCGCATACGCAATCCAGGCAGGTGCAACGCGCGTGAATCCAGCCAGCGGTCCAGACGGTGTCGGAGTCCAACTGGAGCATGCCTACACCATCGAAGCGCGGCCCGAGGTCCAAGCGGTCGCCGTTGCCTTGCGTGGGCGGGAGGGAGGTGCCACCGCCGAACTCGGGGGCTGCGTTGGAGGCACTCTTCGCGCTGGCGGCGGCGGGGGAGATAAATCACACGTTCTTGCCGCCGCGGCGGTTCGCCGCCTGACGCCGCGCGAATGCGAGCGCCTGCAGGGCGCACCTGACGACTGGACCCTGGTGCCGAATGCCCAGGGGAAGCCGATGGCCGACGGGCCTCGATATCGAATGCTCGGCAACAGCTTTGCAGTGCCGGTGATCAGGTGGATTGGAACCCGAATTGATGCGGCAAGCCAGGCCGCTCTGGAGAAAGCAGCATGACCCAGCGACACATCAGCCACCCCGAAGGGCTGCCGGCCTGCGCCGCCGGCCACAGCGCGCGCCACATCCTCGACCTGCGCGGCGTCGACCGCGGCGGTGGCCACCTGGTCGAGTGCAAATGCCGGGCCACCAGCAAGCACGCAGAGCCCGACCAGGCCTTGGCCGAATGGCGGCGCATCAACCGCCCTACCCGCAGCGCGCGGAAGGTCATGCCCGCGATCGCGGCGCCGGCAGACAACGTCATCCAGATGCGCCTACCGATGCCGGGCGAAGGACGGGTGGCCAGTGGCTGACATGTTCCTATCGCGCGATGAGATCGTAACCCTGTGCCGCACGCCACAGCGCGCGCGCCAAGCTGCCTTTCTTCGCAAGAACGGGATCAAGCACTATCTGGACGCGCACGACTGGCCCGTCGTGTTGCGCTCCAGCGTTGAAGGAACGAGCGCGAGCGCCAAGCAGGCGCTGACATGGACCCCGAGCAAGGTTGCGTAAATGGGAAGGAAGCCGAACAAGCCGGGGGCTATCCCCCGGTTCCGCGCACGCCGGCAGAAGTCCGGCGTGGTGCACTACTACTACGATCACGGCGGGAGACCCCGAAAGGAAACGCCGCTGGGCAGCGACTACGGTGTCGCCATCAAAAAGTGGGCCGAGTTCGAGCATGCCAACACGATCCCGGCCGCCGCGGTTGTCACCTTCCGCCACGTGGCCCAGCGCTACCAGGCCGAGGTCGTCCCGACCAAGGCAGTCACGACCCAGCGCCTCAACAACCGCTGCATCACAGCGCTGCTGAGTTTCTTCGACGCGCCGCCGGCGCCGTTCGAGGCAATCCGCCCGATCAACATCCGGCAGTACCTGGACTGGCGGCCTTCGAAGGTGATCGCGAACCGGGAGGTGTCCCTGTTCTCACACATTTGGAACTGGGCGCGCGGCAAAGGCGTCACCGACCTTCCCAATCCGTGCGAGGGCATCCGGCGCAACAAGGAGTCTGGCCGCGGCGTGTACGTTGAGGACGAGGTGTTCCAGGCGGTCTACCGCCATGCCGACGCATCACTGCGCGACGCCATGGACCTTGCCTACCTGACAGGCCAGCGCGTCGGCGACGTCTGGTCGATGGACCTCCGGCAGGTCACACCCCGTGGCCTGGCTATCACGCAGGCGAAGTCCACGAACAAGGTCCTCATGGAGATCACGGGTGAACTGGCGACGCTGCTGGACAGAATCGCCAGGCGGAAGAGCGAGAAGCTGCCCAACGGCAGATCAAAGCCATACAGCACGCGCTTGATCGTAGACGACAGCGGGCTGGCACTGGGCCGGGCCGCACTGCGCTACCGATTTGACAAGGCGCGCGAAGACGCCGGCATTGCAAAGGGGGAGTTTCAGTTCCGCGACCTGCGCGCGAAGGCAGGTACGGACAAGGCCGATTCGGCCAATGACATTCGCGAAGCGCAGGCCCAGCTCGGGCACTCATCGGTCACGACAACCGAGATCTACGTGCGAAAGAAGAGAGGGTCCAAAGCAACGCCCACGAGATAGGCACACAACATAGGTGTAACGATTTCTCGCTGGCGGCTGAACTTACGGTGTCGTTACAAGCATGTTCGCTGATTTTTGTCCGGTATCGTTCGGGCGACAACCCAATCGAGGCACGCCAAATGATGCGACACGCATTCCCCACGCTGGCCCTGACCTTCAGTGGAAGGTTTCTTCCAGCCGTAGATCAGGCGCAGCAGCCAGCGCTTGCCGCAGAGCTGGATAGCTCGGGCTGCGTCGGCGCCTGGACCAAGCAGGTTCACACAGTGGAGACCTGTGGAGGCATCCACGACGGGAAGCCTGTCCACGTCGAGACGCAGTGGACGTTCGAGGCTGCAAGCGACGAGGACGCCAAGATCGCGCAGCGACACCTTGACTCTGTGGCCTAG